AGTCAGCATGTATTTTCAGAAGAGAATTCTCTCGCAATATCGTAAAGTAAGGAAGATAAACTCAGAAATAACGGGATCGTTCAACGAGGGTATCATGGGAGCAAAGACAGCGAAGATCTTGTCTGTAGAAGACATGATGATTGAGGATTTCAAAGCGCAGACTAATGAGATGAGATTGGCATCCATCAGAGGTGCTGTGCTATCTGCGGTCTATACTCCCATCGTAGTTTCGATAGGAAGTATCGTAACGGCGGTTCTTCTCGTTTACGGAGGCAAAAGTGCATACATTGGTACTGTGAGTTTTGGCACACTTGCCGCATTCATATCGTATTCCATTCAATTCTTTGAACCTGTCAGGGAAATTGCAAGGATCATCGCAGATATAGTAGCTGCACAAGCCGCTGCGGAAAGGGTTTTGGACCTCCTTGAAAAGGAATCAGAAGGTGGAAATGAAGGTGGAGAATCTCAAAGTTACATAGATATCAAAGAAAGCAATCAGTGCATAGAAGGAAATGTTGTCTTCGATGATGTCTCATTTAGATACTCGAAAGGCGATTGGGTATTGCGAAACTTCAATCTGAAGGTTGAAAGAGGTCAAACGATAGCAATCGTTGGTGAGACTGGCGCGGGCAAGAGTACGATAGTAAATCTAATTGGTAGGTTCTACGAACCTACTGAAGGTACCATATACATAGATGGTGTTGATTTTCGAAAGATTCCCCTTGCGACACTCAGAAGAAGTATAGGATATGTCCTTCAAACGCCACACTTATTCAATGGCACAGTTGAAGATAACATCAGGTATGGAAACCTTGATGCCACAAGAGATGAGATAATTGCCGCTGCTAAGCTTGTGAACGCGCACGACTTCATCATGAATTTGGAAAACGGATACGAGACAAATGTAGGTGAGGGAGGGTCAAAACTGTCGACTGGTCAAAGACAACTCGTATCACTTGCAAGGGTTGTCGTATCTAATCCGAGAATAATAATATTGGACGAAGCGACAAGTTCTATCGATGCCTACACAGAACATTTAATCCAAGACGCCATTCACAAAGTTCTGTATGGGCGGACGAGTTTTGTAATAGCACACAGATTATCGACGATAAGAAATGCCAATAGAATCCTTGTCCTTGAGAATGGAAAGATAATAGAGGATGGTACACACGAGGAACTGATGAAACTTAAAGGGCACTATCACAGATTGTACATCCAGCAATTCGTGTACGATAAAGAGGAGAAATTGATGAGCGATGTTTAATGATATTGAATGATGGTACACAAATCATAGTCTATACTCTAGTCTACACTCAAAACTCAAAGCCTATAAAAAAATCGCCCCATTAGGAGCGGTCAGATAGGGATTTGTAATCCCTGAAAAATTCGGCATAGTCGTTGATTTGCGGCTATGCCGTTTTTTCGTTTATTTTGGTAAGTCGATAGCACCAATGCAGTTATAGAAAATTTGAATTCGCTGGGTTCTGCGGCCATCTACCTTTTCAGCCTTGAATACTATAATTTTGTCAATGAACTCTCGGATAATCTCTGCATCTAATTCTGTAATTTCTGTGTACTTTTTAACCAGTGCCAAAAAGCGGTCGGTATTGAGGGACTGTTCATTTGCTGTATCAATAGTACGCTTTAATTTGGTTATCCTTTCTTCCAGAGCCTTCTGCTCGGCTTCATATTCAGCTGACATTTTGTAAAAACGCTCTTCGGAAATTTTGCCCATCACATTATCCTCATATAGTTTTCGAATGATTTTGTCTATGTCAGCAATACGAGCCTGTGCTTGTTCATACTCCTTTTGACTTTGGCGGAGTTCTTTGGCAAGTTCCTTTTCTGAATTATTCATAACTATACGGATGAATTCCTGTTCATGGTCTTTGGCAAAGGAGGTTACACGCCTTAAGTCTTCTAACAAAAGCTGTTCCACTACAACATTGCGTATCTGATGTGAACTGCATATACCCTTTTTCTTGCGGTAAGTAGCACAAACGAAGTATTCCTTATCGTGTGTCCATCCCTTGCCTCTAACCTGATACAGCTTTGCTCCACAGTCGGCACAGAACATCATGCCAGAGAGCATTCCCATTTCACCTAATCGTGATGGTCTTCGCTTGCCATCTCTGATCTTCTGCACTGTTTCCCAAGTACCCTCATCAATAATTGCTTCATGGGTATTTTTGAAAACCAGCCAATCATCTGGATTGTTCATTATCTTGACTTTGCTCTTATATGACTTTTTAGAAGTCTTGAAATTCACTGTGTGCCCTAGATATTCCATTTTAGCCAGAATATCTGCTACGGTACGAGCTGACCAAGCATATGGGTTTTCAGGTGGTCTTGCTGGAGTATTAATACCCATTTTGCGAAGATGAACCGTAGGTGTATCAATGCATCGCTTTTCAAGTTGCTTTGCTATCTGTGTGGGTCCAAAGCCAGCCATGCACAGTCGGAAAATATCTCTGACCACCTCGGCGGCTTTCTCATCTATAATCCAGTGCAACTTATCTTCAGGGTCTTTAATATAACCGTAAGGTGGATTGGTGCAGAGTGGCTTACCGGATTGTCCTTTGGATTTGAACACAGCACGGATTTTCTTGCTAGTATCCTTAGCGTACCATTCATTAATAATGTTAAGAAACGGTGTAAAGTCACTGTCTGCTTGGTTTGCACTATCAATACCGTTGTTAATAGCAATGAATCGTACATCTGCTTCAGGAAACATAATCTCGGTATAATAACCTACTTTAAGGTAATCCCTGCCGAATCGTGACATATCCTTGATGATTATCGTTCCGATTCTACCGGACTCTACATCAGCAATCATGCGGTTAAAGTCTGGTCTATCAAAAGTTGTACCGCTGACCCCATCATCCACATAAAATTCGATGTTGCGAAAACCGTTGTCCTCAGCATACTTTTTTAGAATTGCCTTCTGGTTTACTATACTATTACTGTCTCCTGCAAGCTCATCATCACGGGAAAGCCTGCAGTACAAAGCAGTAATTTTCGCTTCTTCAAATGCTAATGTTGATTTACGTATAGTGCTAAATGTTGACTGTCTATTCATTTTTATCCTCCATTTCCGACAGTCTTCAAGCGGTTTAGCACTATGTATATTATCGTACTACCTTGAAGAAGTCGAGTTGAATTCCGTGGGTTTATATGAACTATCTGATAACTTTGAAAGGCTTTTTGCGTTGACTGTAATCAGTCGTTTCAGCTTGGAATATGCACTTTCCTTTGCTGAATCACTTACTCGTGATTCCACCACATAGACCGTACCTCCGATATCGGATTTGGTTGTGCGGCTGTTACTTTGGTTTTCCATATCGTGACCTCCTGTCCGATGTTTTGAAGGAACTGGCACTGAGCAGAATTGATGACTCAGTGCCTAATCCATTATTTAAGCTTTTATTTGTAATATTTTCAGAGCATCCGGTTGAATTAGCTTCCCATCCAATCTCTCGTAAGCAGAAAATCCGATTTGCCCCTGCAATGCATATAACTCACTTAATTTTTTTATCGTTATTGGTTGACGTTCAATCAGCCAGTAGTATGATAAATCTCCAAATACAATGCTTTTTGCTCCTGCTGATACTGTAGGCATATATGGAGAGGTAACTACAGGCTTTCTGAAGATGGTGTTATCCGAAGAATTCCACAGATAACTGCCGCTTGTATCTTTAAGGGTTCTAAGAAGCATGGCTGTATTATCGTGCATGATAAACACAGCGTTATTTCGGTATTCATCTTTTAATGAAAAATACAGAGAGATGATCTCATCAAAAGAGATGGTACTATTGTCTGCTGTAGTTACATCAGCGTCTGCCGTAAGGATACCTGTTGGCTGAGTTGTGCCATTTCCATTAAGTAATGCATTTTCCTCAGCCTTGCCAAAACGCTTCGCAAAATCACCCATCAGATATTTTTCAAGATTAAAGTTCATATCGGTGACGAATGAGCGGTTTAGCTTGACAAGAGATGCCAGCTTGTATGATTTCACCAGAAACTGTGTAAATGTATCGGTACTTTCGGGGATTGGATCTCCGTCTTCAACCCAATCTGCTGTACCCGTTGAGGATACAGCTTGAATTTTACCTTCTGCAGAAGATAGATTGATAACAGTAGCAAATCTGCGGAATATATTCTCCTTGGATAGAGCAGTGTTAAAGCCTTCTCTGAACTCGTCTGGTGCGACATAGGCTCCTGCATTATCAAAACCCTCGCTTAGATTTTGATTATTTTCTTCTTTTCCTTTCATAACATTCCAAAACGCTCTATTATAAGTTGTTGATGTTGCCATAATCCTTTACCTCCTAAATTAAAATGGATTGTGGGGTATATACCCCGTTTGAAACCGCGTTTTTTTACGCGTTGCCCCACGCCCGTTATCCAGATGAAAAGGTGTGGAGATTTGACCTCCCCTAGGGGCAGGTATTAACACATGGAGTTGTATCCAGTGTTTTAGTGGTATTAAGCTTTGTAGCAAGATGTAGCAGGTAAAAACTAAACTCTCTATACGAGAGCAATTTTTTATATAACCTGTTTTTCTTGCTACAAGCTGCTACACTGTGTTTAAATAAGAAAAAATTCTTCTTCAGTCAGCTTATATCCGATAAGCATTGTGGTCATTCCACCACCAGAACGTGGTCGTTTCCGTTCTACACGGGCGATAGCTGTTAATGCTTGTTTGAAGTTTCTTGCATTCTCCGAATAACATCCATTGGCACTACACCAACGCTGATACCGGGCATACACTTCGGATGTCCGCACCTCACTATTAGGACTTTCCTCCAAGGCATCCTCGAAAAATAATGCTATTTTATCGCTGTCACGCTTATAAGCCTCCGTTGCTGTCTTAACGGAATCAGGTAAAGTCAAGCCCTCCTTCTTTAACAGCTGATAGCCTTCAATTAGCCAGTTGAGGATAGCACTCTGATTCTTCGCTTTGGCAAATTCACGTTTTAGGTTTTTATCCTGCTCGTTTTCATCGAAGTGTCGTTCAAAAGGGATAATCACCACTCTGCCACTGGAAAACAGCGTCATATCCGTAATAACGGGCAGATAATTGGTGTTGATATACAGCTTAAACTTTGGTGAAAAGTCAAAAGAATTCTCATGTAGAAATCTTGCGTTGATGGTGTCACCACCCGTCATGCTTTTTACCTGTGCAGCATTTAGGACAAGTCCTCTGCTAGGCTCGGAGATATTTACATAGCGTACTCCTGCAAGCCGGGCAATATCTTCACTTGGACTTGAACTGTTATTGTTCTTTTTCAGACTGATAGTCTCCGGCCTTGCGGTACAGCCATAACTGCCTAATACCTTAAGAACGCTCTCACATAGCGTACCTTTACCGTTTCGAGTTGTAGCACCATAGAGAACAAACAGGCATTCATACCGAGTGTCTCCGCTGATACTGTAGCCAAAGGCTTTTTGGAGGAATTTTGCCTTTTCCTCATCTCCGTTCATAATCTCATGAATAAATCTATCCCATCGCTCGCTTTTTGCTTCCGGGTCATATTTAACACCAGATATCTTTGTGAGTCTGTCCTCGCTGTTGTGGGGACGAAAATCCATAGACATTAAAAACAAGGTGCCATTGGAACAGTTGAGCATCTGCGGGTCTTGGTCGAATTCAGCCATTGATATGGGATATACGCTCTGCGCATCCTTAAGTACCGTTTCTCGGTATCTTCTTGACTGCCACTTACGGCAATAGTCAATGTATGCTTTTCTTTGATGTTCATCTTGAATAGTCAAAGCATAGGTTAGTAGTTGGTTAGCCAATGATTTACACATTTCCATTACTTTTAGATTACCGACATCAGGAATCCAAATACCATTCTCGTAGCAAAACCACATTTTCCTTTCGGGAACAAAGCAGGCAAAAGATTTATAATAATCAGCAAACAGCCTGCTTGCCCCAATATCCGTCCAAGGGTAACGATCGTTACTCTCAGGCTTAAAGTCAGCAAGGGAACATTCTCCAAAATCTTCTGTAGCTGATGAACGCTTACCACCTGGTTTATATATTTCAGTAGCATTTGCAATTGCTTTTTCTATGGTTATCATTCCATAAGTACTGCCGGACTGTGATCTATTCCATTTATCTCGCATTAGGCCGCTCTGCCGAAAAAGTCTGTCCATCTGTCCAATATCCCTGCCACACCAAAATGCCAGCATACCGCAAAGTGCCAAATCAGCTTCACTGGCAGAAGCATAGCCAGATGTATCCCCTTGCCATAATGCTTTGAACCTTTCTCCATTTGCCGATTTTAATGCCTTCTCAATAACAGACTTGTCAGACAGATAGGATTGACTTTCTGTATCCTGAAGTTGCTTCACAGGGGCAGGACGTAGCATATACTTGTCTAGTATCATCTGTAGTTCATACGATTTCTCCGGTATATCACCATCTACAAATACATTGCCTGTTACGGTAACAAAGCGGTTTGTTGCTCCAGCCACATAGACCTCAACTCCCAGCTTTCTGTTGTTGATATAGTATTTTGTTTTGTCAAAGTCAAAGCCGGTGGCCATAAAGAAAATATGCAACCCTTTTCCAGATGGACTGTGTTCCATATAGCAACCACTAAAAGCCTCTACAACAATTTGGGCAATAGGCTTAAGCTTACCGATGCTATCGAAGCAATCATCTAAGTCGATAACACAAATGTCATTACCTACCAAAAACCCGATACCATCATAATCACTTACAGTAGCTACCGCCGAACTAAAATCTTTAAATGTACCACGTTGATTTGGTTTTGCCCTTTTTCCTGTTACTGGGTTATAGGGAACTTTGGTTTTTCCACCACTTCGTTCTTCATATTTCCAACAGCAAAACTGTGGCTTATCTTTAAGCACCTGTGGCAAGTTGTCATATTGTGTATTCAGTTATTTCACCTCCTTGCCTGTTATAAATGAGCCGAAACGCTACGGTTCCAGAGGGTTTGCCTTGTTTGACACAACCTCGTTATCTTTCAAGCGACACGCTCAGAATCATCGTCATGGCATATTCTGCTTGAAGTATCTCTTGCATTTCGGAGTATTCAGTTGTCAAGGAGCAGTGAGAGAAAAACTATGCTTTCATTGGGGAATTATTTTTCCTCTCACCTTATAGCCTTGGTAGAACACATTAGTTGAGGATTTTCTAAAAATATTTTTCTTCCTCATCTATAAGCGAAGAATTCTATTGATTCGAACCCCTAAAATAAAAAAACAGCCTGTCTATTTTCCAGAAAAGACGGCTGTAATGCTTATGCTTTTGCTCAAATTTGAGCGGAAGTGATATTTAGTTTAAGAAGGATTAATGTTATAACTTTGCCTTTGGTTTTACAAATAGACTTAAAGACATTTTTGTCTAAAAGTATTTATTTAAATAAAAATCAAAAATAAAGACATACACAACTATCATTATCTTTATTAACATTGTAAAATTAATTCACAAACACAGAATTATCATGTTATTTTTGAAGAAAATGTGCTATAATGGAAAAAACATATATAAAGAGGTGACCAAGATGACCGTTAGCTATAAAAAGCTTTGGAAATTGTTAATAGACCGCGATATGAAGAAGAAAGATTTACAAGCTGCTGCGGGAATAAGTCCATCGTCAATTTCAAAGCTTTCTAAAAACGAATATGTCAGTATGGACGTT